AGGATCAATTATACAATCAAATAAAGCATACATAAATGGTTCAAACTTTTGGTCAATATTTAAATCATTGTTGTATTTAAATTCAGGGTGCTTGTCAAACATCTCTTGGATAGTATCTCTTCTGATACACATAAATCCTGTGCCGCCATCTAACAATCTAATTAAATTGTCTGTGATTTTGATATTAGGCATTTTGTTACCTTCTGCATCTTTTTCAAAGTCAAAGTTTACAACATAGTTTGAACTGTGTCCTTCAATAGTGTTTGCATTTTCACTAGGGTCCTTTCTAGCCGCATTTATAATACTATCCCAATTGATTGCTTTCTTAGGATATGCACCTACTGTGATTGGTTTGTCATATGCTAACATTCTCAATACATCTTCTGGATTAAATTCAATATCAGCATCAATAAAGAACAAATGTGTTGCTGTAGGATTTTCCATAAAGAAACTAGTAAGTGTATTCCTACCTCTAGTAATCAAACTTTCGTTTGCTAGTGTGCTGATAGTGTATTGAATATTGTATTGAGCACACATTAGAACTAATTTCATCATACTTCTAAAGTATGGTTCTAATATTTGTCCACCATAGCAAGGTGTAGCAATAAACAAATGCTTACCTTCAAATGCTTCTACAGGAATCTCAATCTTTCTTTCTAAAAGATTATATAAAGTCTGCTCTTGAGCAGTAAATGATGCTGTTCTGTCCGTTGCCTTCTTTGACTTTAGTTTGCCTGTAGACTTTTTCTTTCTAGGTTTGTTTGACATAGTGTTCCTTTCAATTATTTATTAAGTGTATTTAACCGTGTGTAAACCTTTATTGCGTCTAAAACCGGCTGTTTTTTATTTGTTCTATCTTGTCCTTTTGTGTTTGTATAAATTTGTCTAAGTTGTTCTTGTTGTGTTCTATTTTGGGTAGCAGTTTATTGTATACTTGATTTAAATCTACATCTTTTAATTGCTCTAATACTCTATTAATCATTTGTATTTGTGCGGGCCATTGCATATCATTATTGTATTCAATATCAAAGTCTTCCCAAAACAATTCAAAACCTTGCTGTTTTAAAAAGTCGTTGATGTATATGTTTGAGAAATGTAAGAAAGGTCTCATACCATATATAGGCTTCCAAGTCTTTTCACTGATAAAAATAGTGCTAGGGTCTTTCCATTCATATTGTGTTTCACTGACTATGTTAAGTAAATGACTGTTCCATACTTCCATATCTCCCAAACTGTTTATGTCGTTTGGTATATCCCAATCTCCTTTTTGTTCTTTGCCTAGTGAAGTAGTTCCAAATGCTTGAAACTTTTGTAGTGTTTGATACAAATCCCAACGTTGTCCTGTGTTCTTTCTTTGATAGCACAAAAAGGATTTGGTAAAGTCTCCAGTGAGTTGTTCTTTAGTGTACTGTTTGAACTGTCCTTCAGTATCAAAACCCAAACACCAATAGTTCAAATAGTCATCAGTATTACTGCCAACCACTCTTATGTTGTTTCGTGTGTTTGCTTCTGCTAGGTGCGGTAATAAATTTGTGTTGTTCTCTCCTGGGAAGACAGGATCGTAACAATTGAATACTAATATATTGTCTGTTGTGGTGTTTAAGAAGTCGTAGAAAGGTAGTTGTTGCCAACTGACTGTTGCAACTGTGTGATTATCATCTTTAAACTGTTCTAACCAATTAGCAAAGTTGCTAACTGATACGTCAGGATGATTATTGCTTTCTTTAATCAGATCCATATTGTTTTGTAAAAAAGGCGAGCATACACCCGCCTTCTGTATTATCTACATACGTTGGTTAAAGTCGCACGTTTTGACTGCGAATTATGTTCTAAGGTTTAACGTGCAGTAAACACCCGGGCACCCGGGAAAAGTTGCACAAAACTGGTACTCCGTAGGGGAGTCGAACCCCTGTTGCCGAGATGAAAACCCGGTGTCCTAGGCCTCTAGACGAACGGAGCAAATGTGAGCAGGCAGTACACTTAGGGATTTACCCAATTTACGAAATACCATTCGTGCCTGCTCAAAACTTGTAGAGGGTTCTTATGTTTCATTCTACTTGCTACTATTATACTAAAATTGTATAATACTGTCAACCGTTAAGCAACTTCTAACATTGACAAAGGAACATTATAACGACCCTCTGGCAAGTTTACTATTGCTTTCTTGATGTTTACTTTTTCAACAGTACCCAAAGTACGTTTAGTTTTTTGAACTACATACACTTGGTCACCTACGTTGATAGAAGCCTTAGCCTGAAGTGTCATTGTGCTTCTAATAAAGTCAAATAGTGAGGACAACTCATCGTGAGTAAATCCACCTCTTGCTATATCTTGTTTGATTTGATTTAAATTCATTAACTACTCCTACTTAATTAAACTATACATATATTATACTAAATTAAGTAGGTAGTGTCAACCGAATATTGGCGGTCTGACGGGGAATCGAACCCCGAACACCGCCGTGACAGGGCGGAATTATAACCGTTTAACTACCAGACCGGTTAATGGTGGAGCCACGCGGGTTCGAACCGCGGACCTTCTGGTTGCAAACCAGACGTTCTCCCAACTGAACTATGGCCCCTGTAAACTTTAACTTGCTTTTCTATTCAAGTATGCTTTCATTCTATCGCCAACTGCTTTAGAGTTTCTAGCAACATTGTTGCCAATTGTTTCAGCATTCTTCATAATGTTCTTGCTGATTTGCTCTGCGTTCCTTTGAACGTTCGCCGCAATAACTTTACCGTCCCACGGATTAGTTGTTGCTTTTTTTGTAACTTTCTTTGTAACTTTCTTAGTTACTGCTGTTTTGGTTGCTTTTGCTTTTACCATTTTATTGTCCTGTTGCGTATTGCAACGTTATTAATGTCCTCTAAGAGGTCCTGTAATGGTGCTGAAGGAGGGAATCGAACCCCCAACCTACTGATTACAAATCAGTTGCTCTACCGTTGAGCCACTTCAGCACTTACTTGAATTATTTATATACAGTAGGACCTATTGCTAAATATTAGTGGTATGAAGATTTCAACACTAAGAGCAAACTTTAAATTTCCTAGAGGTTTTGTTTTCTGTGCAACAACACACAAAATATATCTGCCTTTTGAAAGAGTAGGCTCTAAGTATGCTTTCCCAAAGTTTGAAGAAGAGTATGAAACTCCTTGGATAATGAATGACTACTCGGGAGAAGAAATATTGAATGCTCGTTGGGACACATTATTGCAAGGCAAAGGAGACATAGATGTATTTCCCACTATGCTAACTAGATGTCCATATGAGAGATTCATAAGTGCATTTGAAGTTATGGTGTTTGCTGACAGTCATTGGCCCGAAGAATTGTTCTCATTTCAAATGCGTAAAGTTTACAACCTAGAATCCTATCTGGATCTAAATCCATACAACACATCAGAGATATTAAATTGTTTTAATTTATTTGTGCAACTGATATGCAGAAATAATTTAGACTATAACTTTATAAATCCAATTACTGACAACTTTAAAAACTTAGATGTGCTAGATGAAATAGAAATTATCGACTTGTATGAGTTTACAAAAACTTCTCACAACAAGAATTTTGTCAAAGAAAAAGTAACAACAATTACCAAGCAAGAATACTTTGCAGACTCCATTACTAAAGCATTATTCGACAAAAGGTTTGCCCAAGATATCATAAGATTTGGGTACAGTCTATAACAAAGTCATATACTTAGATATAGATAAATATTACTGTAACTAACAAGGAGTAACAGTAGCAAATGGCTAATAAAACACCATACGAAATAAGACTAGAACTTATACAAGAAGCAAGATTAATATTACAGGCTCAAAGTTCAAAGCCTGAATTTATGCCATCAACAGAAGACGTCGTTGCTGAAGCAGAAAAACTTAACGAGTTTGTATCTAAAAAACCAGACGTTAGATAATATCCTTTTTATTCTTTTCCTTTCTGGGAATTACCTTAGATTTATCTTTTTGAACCTTATGCCCGTACGGAGTGTCGTGGGTAAACAGTTCACGATGTGCTCTAGACTTTGGTGCTGACTTTTTCTTCTTCATAACGGTATTTATTATACAGATAATAGCAGACTTGTCAAGAGCAATAGTCCACTAATTGCACCTAAGAATAAAAGTGCTACAAGAAATGCAAATAGAATTATTCGCAAGGGTGTTATTTTAAAAGGATTTCCTTTTTTGCCTACGCCTATTACAGCCTTTAGTGCTTCAACAATCAAAATATAATACTGTTAAACCAAAATACTGCCAACATCATACCAAACACCACAACCTGAATTACTGCTGGTATTACAACAAAAAATTTCATTGCATCAAAGTCACCTGTCATAAAGAAGTCTTCACCGTTTTGCCAGTTGTGAACTTGTTCTGGTGTTGCTTCTGTATAGTTTTTAATTTCTTTCATAATTATCTCTGTGGATGCCAGGGTTGTATCCAGTATTTAAAAAATATTCTTAGTAGTTTTTGCATTACAATTTCTCCGCTTGTACATAATATGTTGTATTGATATCTCTTAGACCCCTTAGTATGCCTGCAATATTATCAGTTTGCGTTGCAAAAAGCAATAGTACATAGCATATCAAGTTCTTCATAGGTTAGGTACTACGCCTCCTATGGCAAGTATAAAGATAGATACAAGTGCTGTTAATTCGATTGAATCACGAATGGTTGCTGGTGTTACTGTTTTAAATTTGTTTTTAACTAACTCTGTCATTTGTTTCTCATTGTTGTCCCAAATCAAAACATAGACATTCTACCAAGTAGTAGTCGGAAATTATATCTTGTAAGGGAAATACTATATTAGTTTAACTAATATTATATTATTAATTGTATTTATATAATAGATTAACTAATGGCCCTGTTTTAGGCAGTTTTTGAAATCTGTATGTCTGACAGGTTGTTGCAGTAATCAAAAGGACAAAGTGTGCCGGTGGGTTCTGGCATTTGGAAAGTGTTGTCATACACATTGCCATAGTCTTTTGCACCACACCAACTGCTTTTAACATCACCTTTCATATCAATATTAAACTTTTCCATACCTATACTACACTTCATACCTTTAAATGTATTCAGTTTATCTTTTACTATTTGGTCTAACTCATAGTACAATGTTTTATCATCGTACTCGAAAGTAATTAACCAATCGCTTGGATGTGGTTTGGGTGGAGGAGGTGCATTGGGGTCTGGAGGAGGTGCGTCTGGATTCTCTAACCAACTTTGCTTCTGCATTATGAATAATTCATCGCTGGTATAGTCATAAAAGTTTTGCCCCATTCTTGCATTTCTGTTGTTTAGTTCTTTGACCAACATTGTTTTTACATTGATGTTTACATTCCAATAGTCTTGAGGACTACCTTGTTTAAAGCAGTCTCTTATCAAGTAACTGATTCTATCACACTCGTGTACTTTGCCTTCCACTCCTGCTAAATGAAAACTACAGTAAATAGAATCCTTTATTTCCTCAACAACTTCAATCATATGTGTATGATCCAAACTGTCTATGTGATAACTGTATACTATTTCATCTATTAAATGCTTTGCTTGACTCCACCATCTAACTGTTCTACTGCCGTTAGTAAACATAAAAGTTGTTACATTGTTGTAGTTTGTTTTTATATGGGAAAGCAGTTCAAGTATACCAGGCATTACTGTTACTTCACCGCCTATGAATTCTATTGTTATATGGTCTTTGTGTTCTGCAAAGATAGGCAAGAACTTATCAACTGCATCGATGTATTCTTGTATTGGTTTCCAAGGATAGGAACCATTGTGCAATTCGCTAGGACAATACTCGCAACTAAAGTTACAACTGTTGCCCAAACTCCATTGGATTCGAATTGTGTGACTTGCGTCTTTACCTAGAGGACTTACTACCCTTTTAAGAACAGACACATCTGCTTATGGCTTCATTTCCGCCGAATAAGTAAATGCGTGGAAGTTCCTTTCACTAAATGTACCGTCACCGTTATCAACTGTGTATACTTCTGAAGCATTAATAATGTTTGCACTATTAACTTCAGTTAAGAATATACCAATGTTAAAATGTCTTGGATAAGCAACACCGTTAGAGTCTGTACCTATAAGCACAAAGTTATAAAGTGTATCTGCACTAACACCTGACATTGAAGTTGAATCTGCTGTGATTCTGTTGTTAGTAGTATCTAATGTAAAGATACTTGGTAAACTTGCATACGAGGCTGATGATAAAGTAACACCTGCTCCTACGTCTAAGTCAAAACTAATTGTATCTGTTTTTAAATGGTTACCAATTGATCCTGCAGGAGTATTCCATACAGTAGCATAGTAACTGTTTTCTACATACACAATGTTGTTTGGTGTACCACTATATGTTGATTCATCTCTAAATAACATACCTGTTAGTGATTGTGAAACTAAGTAGTTTTTAATACTTTCTGAATCTGGAGTACCGTTCATACTACTCTTTTCAATTGCTAGAGCCGCCGCACCTGCTACAATGGCACTAGAACAACTAGTTCCACTTGATAGTTTAAAATCAGATGTAGTATTGTGTGTAGCAACTGTTACATTAACACCTGGAGCAAATATATCTAATTGCTCACCGTATGGGTTAAGTCCTGTTCCAGTTTCATCTGATCCTGGAGGAAAGTTAGTGTAAGATGTCATAGCATCTGTTTGGTCACTAGCACCTACAGTAACAATAGTATCTAAACCTGCTGGGGAATAATTATTAACGTCGTTGCCGTGATTACCAGCCGCCGCTACTATAACTGTATTCTTATTAACCCTTAACCATTCGCACACATAATCAATTACGGGGGATTTGTTTGTGTACCAAGGTGTACAAATTACTTGGGGCATTGATCTGTATCTAAACATTTCATTGTTTAATGACACATTTGAAAATCTAATAGTGTTATCAGTAGTTGATAAGGCGTCCCATTCACTTTCAACGTGAATAATTCTGCCTATTCTGTATCCTTCAATCTCATCAAAGCCTTCAACTATGTCTTTGAGGTCACCAATGCCGTCTGCATCGTGAATCTTACAGTTATGTAAGTGTGCGTTTCTGGCAACACCTACTGTTTCACCAACAATCAAACTAGCCATTGCAGTACCGTGTCCTGTTGCATCTTGGTAGTCGCCACTTAATGTTGTGTGAACATTCTTAATTGTTGCGTTTGCAAATTCATCGTGGTCAGCATCAATACCGCCGTCCATTAAATAAACGTTTACACCGTCACCTGTATATGTTGCATCAAATTCTGTTCTTAAAGGTAAGTTTCTAGTTACCAATCTTTGTAAATGCCAGTGACTTGTTGTCTCACTTGATATAAATGAGTTTGCTGAAGTACCTTCTTTAAATTGAAATCCAGTTAATCCATCTATGTTATCAACTTGATCCGCAGGAACATCGACTAGTAATAAAGATTTTGTATCTTCTGACAAGTCTTGATATCTTTTAGAGACCGTTCCGCCAAGTCCCGTAATCGCCGTATTAGCAGTATCACCTGCTTGGTCAATTTTAACTATGAATTCTGCCATTCTTTTTCCCCGAGTTTCTTATATTCGTTTATTATATCTATTTCAAGTGTTGGTATAGATACAATCTTTTCTAGATGCTTACGAAATCTATTGTCGAAAACATCGTGTTGTTCATTATATTTATCTACATAGTAACGTTTTACTCCTTCGAAGCCGGTATATTTGTTGCTTTTAGCAACCACTTCAAACCCTCCTGCAGAGTAATAGTGCTGTCTTTTAATGTAGTTCATTATGATTCTTAAATAGGCACCAGGAGTTTTACTTCCTGTATTACTTAAAACTGCATCATCTAACTTCTTACCTTCTTTGTATTCAGTTACTATTTCATCATTTGCTTTTTTAACATCAAATAATGTTGTTTGTTGCAACTTATCGTACTCTAAGTATGCCTTATCTTGCATATTTAAGTGTGTATGCTTAATTGTTTTGTATGTGCAAAGTGCTAAACTAGTATTATAATAATGCAAGTTACCCAAGTCACACCCTTTATCACTGAAGAATAAATCATACACCATAGAGTTATTCTCTGGTATAAGTTGTGGTATATCAGGCTGTGGGCCTGGAGCCATTCTTGGTATAAAGAAGTTTCCTCCTATTGCTACATCCTCTCCTATAATGTCAAACATTTTTAAATGTAAACACAACTGAGGACTAGTACACTTGTAAGCAGTTCCGTAACTAATAAACTCTCCGTTGTCAAAGAAGTTTGCAAAGTTTACGTCTATGAATTGATATGGTATGTCTAACTCTTCGCAAGTTTGTACTGCATATTGTATATCATAATCATTATAGCATACTCCATTATCCATCCATCTGCCTATAAAACATTTCACATTTCTGTGTTTGTGAAACAGTCTAAGCATTATATCACTGTCTAATCCGCCACTACAACACACATTTATATCTTTGTGATTGCTAGTTACTTCTAGTATGTTATCACTCCAACTTAAATCGTTAGATGTTTTATCTTTGAAATTGAACATTACTCTATTTGTAATGTTGTCTATTAGTATTGTTTTGTCTTGATAATCTCTTTGTTCCATATTATGCCAAGCCAGCAAATACATTAAAAGAGCCACTCATAATAGGATGTCCGCAAGTTGTTAAATCTCCCATCCTTGCTACAGGTCTACCATTGAAGAGTACTGCCATAGGTGGAGAAAACGCACCACTGGCAATTTTGCTTACAGCACAGGTTGGTACATCAGGTGCTGGTGGGTGAGGAGTAATAGAGTCGCCTAGTAGTGCGGCTGGTATGCCGTTAACTAGTACTGGTCCAAATATGCCTACACCAATTGCTCCTGGTCCTATGATAGGTCCTATTGCTGAGTCTAAAAAAATTCTTGCTACTGGTCTCATACAAGTATTTATCTACTGTAAATACTAGCCTGTTAAGATTTGTTTGTCAGGTGAGGAAGGTCTAATTATGTTTGATGTACTTTGCTGATATGCGTCTGCAACTTCAGAGTCTGTTCCAACTAGTGCTAAAACACTATTGATATTGATTGTTGTAGGGCCAGGCTTACAACTAAAGATCCAAGGAACTAATCCAACTCCGCCTTGTGGTGTAGGACTAAGTGCTAATGGTTTATCGATTGATAAGGAAGTATCATCAGCCTCTTGAAAACTAGCAACGACTTCTTCGCCACTTGCTAATTTAATTGTTATAGTATCGTGTTTTGTTAATTTGTCTAGTATTGCTTTCATACAACTACTTATGTTGTATTATAGACTGAAGCCTTTGAAAGTGGTATCGTCGACATCTTGTTTAGTACCACCAATAACGTAACTACTGATTTCTGTTTCTTGAGGTGCTACTTGAACACTACCTCCAGTAATCCAAGACTGAGTCCAAGGTAAAGGATTTGTGCCTGTACTGAATGGAGTATCTAAACCTACTGCTCTCATTCGTTTACCAGCAATAAATTCCACATACTGTTTTAGCAGTTCTGCATTCAATCCAATAATGCTACCATCTTTGAATAAGTAATCTGCCCAAGCCTTCTCTTGTTCAACTGCATCAAAGAACATTTGTCTACATTCTTCTGTAGACTCTTTTGCAATCTTTTCAAAGTCTTTGTCTTCACGTGGTAATAGTTTTAACATTTGTTGCGTACTTGCCAAGTGAACATTCTCATCTCTGGCAATAAACTTAATAATTTTTGCATTACCTTCCATCTTTTTAAGTTCTGCAAATGCCCAACTACAAGCAAATGATACATAAAAACGTACGCCTTCTAATATGTTTACACTCATTAAACATTTATAAATGCGTCTCTTATGCTCGTACTCGTCGTATTTTTTGCTACCCTGTTCTCTTAATAAATTGTACTCTATTAATTTGTCATAATTTTCTGTGATGCTGTCTGCACAATCACATATCTCTTTGATGTCTAACATCTCATCAAAAACTTTGCTGGGGTCAGGATATACGTTTCTGATAATATGTGTATAACTTCTACTGTGAATAGTTTCACTGAAGGCCCAAGTTTCAATCCAGGTCTCTAATTCTGGAATACTAACTATAGGCAAGAAAGCAAGATTAGGTGAACGACCTTGTACACTATCAAGTAGTATTTGTCGCTTCAAGTTACTTGTAAAAATATGTTGTTCAAAGTCTGTTAAGTCCTTAAAGTCTTTGCTATCTTTGGTAATGTCAACTTCTTCTGGTCTCCAAAAGAAACCAAGTTGCTTGTCAGTTAAATTATCAAACTGTTTGTACTTTAAAATATCAAACCTCTGCATTCCAAGTCCACCATTGGAGTCCAAGAACATCTTAGCCTTTGTGTGGTCTGATTTATTTTTTACGTCTAATACACTCATTATATTTTACAACTCTCGCAATCTTCGTCATCTAGTTCGCCCATAGGCAAATCTTCTAGTTTTTCATCTTTGTTAATGTCTATCTCACCTTGTCCATCGTATGTGTTATTGTAGTATAACTGTTTACCACCATACTTATAAAACATTAGAAGATCCTGAATCAGTACACTCATTGGCACTTTTTCATCTTCATAGTGTTCTGGATTGTAAGAAGTATTTACCGAAATCCCTTGGTCAATGTACTTTTGTAGCACAGCCATTATTTTTAAGTAACCCTGTGGGGACTTCTGCTCCCATAGTAAATCATATTTATTCTTGTAGTAAGGAAACCCAGGGACGACTTGTTTGAGAATACCGTGTTTGCTTTGTTTAATACTTACAAAACTACGTGGTGGCTCAATGCCGTTTGTACTATTACTAATCTGTGCAGATGTTTCACTAGGCATAAGTGCCATCAGTGTTGAGTTACGAATGCCTGTGTCTTTTAATTGTTGTCTTAAAGTTTTCCAGTCTTGCCTTTCTTTGTGTTTAACTAAATCATCGACATCCTTTTTGTATGTCTGGTTAGGTGTTATGCCTTGTCCGTATTTTGTTTCCGTTGTGCCAGGACAAGCACCTTTTTCTACTGCGAGATCGGCACTTGCTTTAATTAAACTGTAACTCCAGGCCTCTGCCCATTCATCGACTAGTTCTAAATTAGGATCTTGATAGGTTGTATCGTGTTTTGCTAACCAATATGCAAAGTTAATAATACCAATGCCTAATGGTCGTCTTTTCATTGTGCTGAGTTCTGCCGCTAGTACTGGATACTCTTGATAGTTTAACAGTTCATCTAATCCTCTAACTGCTAGATTACAAACTTTATCCATATCAGCAAAGTCTTTTATAACTCCCCAATTAACAGCACTCAATGTACACAAACTGATTTCGCCTTCTTCGTCTGCAATATTATTCAAAGGCTTAGTTGGTAAATTAATCTCACAACATAAATTACTTTGTCTAATAGGTGCAACATCTTCTAAGAATGAACCGTGTGTATTTGCGTGGTCAACATTCATTAAATAAATTCTACCTGTGTCTTTGCGTTCTGTTACAAAAGCACTGAACAAGTCAATAGCAGGAATACTTTTCTTTCTGATGCTTGTCATTCTCTCTGCTTTCTCATATAGTTCCTGGAACTTGTCTTGATCCGCAAAGAAACTTTCGTATAATTCAGGCACGTCTTTAGGTGAGAACAATGTGATATTGCCACCTGTAATAAGTCTTTCGTACATCAGTTTGTTAAATTGTACACCATAGTCCATATGACGTACTCTATTATCTTCTGTACCTTTGTTGTTCTTTAATACTAATAAATCTTCTACTTCTAAATGCCAAATAGGATAGTATAATGTAGCCGCTCCACCTCTTACTCCACCTTGACTACAACTCTTAACTGCTGATTGGAATAGTTTATAGAAGGGGATAACTCCTGTGTGAGTTGCGTCTCCACTCCTAATAGGCGAGCCAATTGCTCTAATACTACCTGCACCTATGCCAATACCTGCCTTTTGACTTACATACTTAACTACGGCACTAGACGTTGCGTTAATGCTATCCAAACTGTCATCAGTTTCAATAAGCACACAACTACTAAACTGTCTTTGTGGTGTACGCACACCTGCCATAACTGGCGTAGGCAAGGAAATTTTAAATGTACTGATAGCATCATAGTATGATTTCACATAACTCATTCTAGTTTCTGCTGGATACTTGCTGAACAATGTAGCCGCAATCATCATATATGCTACTTGTGGTGTTTCAAATATTTCGCCTGTTGCTCTGTTCTGCACAAGATACTTACCACGGAATTGTTCCATAGCCGCATAAGTTAAAACTTCATCTCGGTCGTGTCTGATATAAGTTTGTAGTGTATTGATTTCTTCTTTGGTATACAGTTCTACAAACTCTGGATCATAGAAGCCTGAATCTATATTGTCTTGTATTATATCACATAAGCAAGGAGGCTCAAATGTATTATACACTTGCTTACGCAAATGGTAATTGATTAGCCTACCAGCAACATATTGATAGTTTGGTGTTTCTTCTGATATCAAATCTGCGGCACTTTTGATAAGTGTCTCTTGTACATCTTCAGTTACTATACCATCAAAGAATTGTATGTTACTGTTTATTTCAACTTGACTGGCACTTACACCTGTAATGCCTTCACAAGCATATTGTACTACCTTGTGTAGTTTGTCGATGTTTAAATCTTCAAGGGTACCGTCTCGTTTTCTTACTTGCATAATCAATCCTTACTGACTGTCGACTA